CACAGAAATTGATTTCTTAATACCCAAGGTTAGCGATTTAGTAAAAACATATTGCCGTCGTACTTTCATTGACTTTTACGACGAGGCCAAAACAGAGGTGTTTGATGGTGGCTTTAAACAAATCATCTTAAAAGAAACTCCAGTAGTTACAGTTAACTCAGTTGCTTATAGCGCTGACTATGGTAAGACTTACACTAACTTAGTAAAGTTTACAGATTATGTAGTGCGCGACGATTACGTGCTCAGTTTAAATCCTGGTGGATTTCCAGAGCAAATTAATGGTTATCGAGTAGTTTATTTTGCAGGATACGAAGTAGTTCCCAGCGACTTAAAATTAGCAGTATTAGATTTAATAGAGTACTACTCAAGAAATAACGGTGCTGTACACAGTACACGCGATTTAAATCCAAATACAACACAGATTACTTATGTTGCCTCAAGCAATTTTCCTGCTTCGATCAAACGTGTGTTAGATCAGTACATGGCGGATTTTACCTAATGGCTAAAGTAGGTCTTAAAGATCTTATTAATGATCTCGATCCTGCTATACGCAAAGCTTTATCTGAAGAGTTGCGCCAAACTTTGAATAAGCGACCACACGTACTAGATATAAGTTATCGTGCTTTACGCATTAATAATCAACATCAGTATAGTGAAGAAGTATTTAAAGAAATTTACGATACTATGGTCCAAATAGTTGGAGAAAAGGCCGCACGTAAGTACAGTTCTATACAAGAGATACCTAGAAATTATTTTATGGGATCTCAGCCTTACATAGTGTACATTGATGGTGGTGATGGTCAAAGACTATTAATGGCAAAATCTTTTGATGCTATTCGTAACTTTATTAGTGACAACGTAACTAACGATCTAAGATTAAAAGATACAATTTTTGGACAACGTATTAAGAGTCAAAAAGCTGTATTAAACAGAGCAGGAAAGCCCACTGGAGATGTAAAAACTGAATATGCTACTAATTTAGAATTAGGGCACATTGCTACAGGCGGCCAAGGCGAAGAATATTTAACTAGTCCTATGGCACAAAAATTACTTGGCTTACTGGACTATGGTGAACTAAACGGCAATACTCTTGTAACTCAATATGTTAGAGAAGCACTAGATAAAATTTACCAGATTCAGGCAGACGCAGAGTATACTTTTAAAAATACTACTCCCGAAGCACTGCAGGGAATTGAAAAAACTTTTGGTAAACTATTTGTAGTAGTTACGTTACACACATTTGACGTAAACCAAACGTTTTCAAACGAAGAAACAACAATATTTGCAGAGCTACAAAGAAAAATAGCTATGTTAGCTAGTAGACCTCTAGTAGCTAGGTACATGAGAGATATGGTGTCTTCTAATACTATGTTAGAAGACATTGAGCAAGCAATTGTTAGTATTATAAAAACTGGCAAAATAAAGCTTAAGCACCATACTCCAAAAAAAGGTGCTACACCTAAAAAACAAGTCGGTAAAAAACAAAATCTACCTGCAAAACAAAAAATTACAGGTAAAACTAAAGCGCCTAAACAAACTGCCGAAAACTCTGTAAACCTAATAAGCCTTCAAAACTTATTAAACTCTCAGTTGCAGGATGTTATAAGCGCTAACATGGGAGACGGCTCTAGTAAAAGCTTATTAAACTACAGAACTGGTAGGTTTGCTAGTACTGCAGAAGTTAAACGTTTATCTATAAGCAGAGAAGGCATGATAACTGCATTTTATGGTTATATGAAAAATCCCTACGCAACATTTAGTACTGGTGGTATGCAAGAATATCCAAGATCAAGAGATCCTAAATTGCTAATCTCTAAATCAATAAGACAAATTGCCGCTCAAGTAGTTAACAATAGATTAAGGGCGGTACTAGTATGAGTAGACGAATTAGTATTGTAAAAGCACTAGCAGAAAAATTAAAGACTATAGACGGAACTGGACCATATACTACAAATTTATATGACAATAGTTACGCAAAGCTGAAGTTTTGGGACGAAGTACAAGACTTTCCGGCTGTGTACATGAGCCCTGGTACTGAAATGCGAGAATATCATCCTGGTGATTTTACCTGGGGATATATTAACATCAGTATCAAAGCTTACGTTAGGGATCAAGATGATCCACAATCTAAACTAGAAGAACTACTTCATGACTTAGAAACTTGCATCGATGCAAATCGTGTTTTAGTTTATGACCAAGATAGTAATCTGGAAACTACTGAAATTTTAGTTCAGAGTATTATGACCGACGAAGGGCTATTAGTGCCATATGGTGTTGGTGAGATAAATATACAGGTGCGTTACGCACTAACATAACGTTATATGGCACCAAAACAGATAAATGTCTTGTAGGTGTGCCTTACGTTAAAACTTAAAAAAAGGAATAACTATGGCAGTTAATTTAATTCGTAATAGTAGAGTCTTCTTTACTACAAACGTGGACAGTCAAGGTCGAATTCGTGCCGGAGCGTACAAAGACTCTAGCAACTTATTCAATAATACTAACATTTGGGAAATCCAGGTTTTGGAAGGTATGACTTTTAGTCAGAACACTACTGTTGATACAGTTACTCTCAACGAAGCTGGTGCTACACCTGCCCGTGGTCAGCGTAGTTTCAACACCGCACTCGAGCCTTTGGACTTTACATTTTCAACTTACTTACGTCCTTACTTAAGCCCTGGTGCAAATGCCGGTGCTACTACAGACGACTTTGTTACTTGCGAAGAAAAAGTCTTGTGGAACGCTTTCGGTGGATCGATTGCACTTAATACTACCAATGCAGCTTGGACAGATGGAACCGTTAACAACGCAGGTCCAGGTACTTTTACTGTAAGTAACTCTAACAAGCACCAATTGCAAGCTTTCGGCTTGATCGTTGTGTTTGATGACTTAGCTTATGCCCTCGATAATTGTGCTTTAGACACAGCTACTATCGACTTCGGTATTGACGCTATTGCCGCTATTCAGTGGGCTGGAAAAGGTAGTTTGATTCGTCAAGTTACTGTGGCCGCAGGTACTGCAGCAAGCGGATTAGTTCCATTTACAGGTACTGATCTTGCTGCGGGCACTAACGAAGCTAATGCTAAAAACACAGCAGCTAAGTTTATTACAAACAAGCTTACAGTGTTGCAAGTTAATGATGCGATCAACGACTTCACAGGCAGCGATTACAGCGTGCCAATTACGGGCGGATCAATCACATTAAGTAACAACTTAACGTACTTAACCCCTGCTAACTTAGGTGTAGTTAACTTGCCAATCACCTACTTCACAGGTACACGTAGTATTACAGGTACGTTGACTGCTTATTTGCGTAGCGGTACGGCTAATACTGGTGGTTTGTTGCAAGGTCTGTTGGCAAATGCTGCTACCGAAATTAACCCTAGCTATGCTATCAACATTCAAATGGGTGGCACAAGTGGTACACACGTTGACGTTGGATTGCCCGCAGCTATGTTGCAAATCCCAACAGTTAATACAGAACAAGTTATTAGTACTACATTGACTTTCACTGGACAAGGTTATACAAACACAGCGTTTGATATCGACCAAGCCAACGAAGTTACTGTTAAGTACTACGCAACAGCTTAAGCTGTAACTTTAACAGCAGGTGCTGGGTTGATCTCCAGCACCTATTTTTAGACTCTAGAAAAATAATATCAAGGAAACTCATGGCACAAGAAATTAGCCTGAAATCATTACTAGTCCCAAGCAAAACAATTGAGGTAGATTATCCAGGATTCTCTGGGTTTAAGCTGCAAATCAATTACATTAGTCGTGATAATTTAATTAACTTACGTAAAAAGTCCACAAAAACTACATTCAAAGGTCGACAGACTCAAGAAGATTTTAACGAAGACTTGTTTTTGGAACTGTATGTTGACGCTGCTATTCGTGGCTGGTCTGGCTTAAAGTTCAAGTATGTTGATTTGTTAGCGCCTGTAGACGTCAGCAAGTTTGATCCAGAAGACGAACTGGGCTATTCAAAAGAAAACGCATTGATGCTTATTAAGAACTCTACAGACTTTGATAGTTTTGTAAGCGAGCGAGTAAATGACCTGGGAAACTTTGCGACGAGCAATTAACTGAAGTAAAACAGCAGTTAATTAGCTATATGCAAAATGGGACTGTGGCCATGACCAAGGAGCAATATTTCGATATGTGCGACCAACTTGGTGCAGAACCCGTTGAAAGTGAAATTCCAGTAGAGTTTGATGATTTTCCTATAGAAGTTCAGCTTGCTCTCAGCATTTATAGAATGTTAAGAGATGAATGGGAATACATAAATGGAAACTATTTAGGCAAAAACTTAAATGGAATCTTTGAACTTTTTGAAGTTTACGAAATAGACCGTAAAGACAAAAAGTTTTACCTTGAATTAATTCACAGCATCGATTCTATTAGAATCGATGAGATGAGAAACTCTAAACCAACAGAAAAACCCGCTACGTAAAACCTAGCGGGTTTTTTATTGGTAAAAATTTTTTGGTTTGACAAACAAGCCCTATAATGATATAATGTTACCAAACAATTATTTAATTGTTATTCAATAGCCTGGGAGAGTCTATGGCAGGACATACAATACAAATCAATGTAGAAACAA